GTTGACCAGCTGTGAAACGTCATTGGCCACCTTACCGAATAGATTACCGTACTGGTTAAGAAATTTCGCCTGTTTCTGTAAAAAGAGCTTTCGATATAAAAGCGAATAATCCGGCATCCGTTAAATCCTTACTGCAGAAGGTTCCATTTTTGTAGCGTACCATTCTATTGCCATAGGTAATCCCTGCGCCAGCGTAAAGCGAGGTTCCCAATTGAGCAGGGTTTTTGCTTTCCTTATATCAAGACAACGGCGATGAATTTTATCAATAGGACGGCCGTGCATTGAAAAGAACTGAACCTGAACATTGCATATCTCCCGGACTAAGGAGATTAATTGGAGGGTGCTTGTTTCGACTCCTGTGCCGACGTTGATTTCAGTTTCCATAGCTGGTAATTTAACTGCCTGTAGTACAGCTTCCACAACATCTTCAACATTTGTGTAATCCCGAGTATCTTTCCCTTCTCCATAAACTGTGAATTTTTTGCCTGTGAATGCACAATCAATTAATTTCCCTATAACTCCGCAAAACGGATTGTCTGCCCTCTGGTTCTTGCCGTACACGTTAGTTAATCGGAGTGTTGTGAAGTTACCCCTTTTCTGCAAATAAAGCTCGGCAATATGTTTTGAAATATCGTATGCATTACTGGATAGTATTTCCGCATCTTCAGGAGTGGGCAGTTGCATAGTGTTTCCATAAACCGAGCTTGTGCCGGTATAAATTATCTTCCCATGAAAGCGATTAAAAAGCTTAATAGTATCCCCGGCATTATTCTTGAAGGTTTCGACGGGGTGATCCATAGAATAAATAATATTTGAGGTCGCACAATGAATCAAAATATCAGCATTCCTTAATGTCTGCTCTGGCAACTCATTAAATCCCATTTTCTCAAAACGGAAGTTCTTATTCTCCGGGACGTTCTTCATATTCCCAAAGGAAAGGTCGTCAATTCCAAATACCAATAGCCCTTCGTTTATTAGTCGTTGTGCAATGTTACTTCCGACAAAACCCGCAACTCCTGTTATGCAAATCATCTTAAATCTGTATTAATTCTTTCTTTTTTAACTCTATATGTAATCGCCGATGACATTTTGAACAAAGGCTTTCCCAATCATTTATGTCTCTTTTGTATTTTCCACTTATGTTATGCCAGACATATCTTTTAGAATCAAGTGTATCACATCTAACACAAGATACAGCGTTTCCTAACCTTCTCCTCATGTATGTATGAACTCCATAATAACCAACCTGTTCTCCTTTCCATTTGTGATTATTATTATCAATATTGTCGCCGGGTTTGAATTCTGTTTGGGTACTAATTCTGTCTCCCTTCTTTATTGAACCGGGTGTGGGGTTACATATTCCCATTCCCTTTAACCCTGCATTCCAAGGGGTAAATCCCTTTACAAAACTCGTTGGATTTTCTTTATGCTTAGTGTAAGTTAAGCCTGTTGGTCTGTTTTTCATATTGTATTTTCTTGTAAAATAACAATAAAAACAAATGAAGGAAGCGGAGTGGCCGTTTAATCTCACAAAAACAGTGGTTAATACTCTCTCGAATGGTTAACCCCACCCCGCTTCCTTTGGTTTATATTCTGTTCTCCCTTCTCATTTTTAGCCATTCCTCAAATGATAACTGGCCGTATTGATGAACCTTAAATATTATCTGATTTTTCCACTCCCGGAGCAAAGAAGAAGTGCCGGGATCGTGAAGTTCAAAGTCTGTATGTCTTACTTGATAGTCTGCCATTACGCACCAATCCATTCCGTATTCCTGAAATTTAGGATATAAACAGGCTTCGATATATCCGTAACGTGGAGCTTCCGCCGGAAAGGGAATCTCCTTGATCTTATTAAGAAACTTGCCGCTAATTCCTATTAATGCCCAATTCAATGATCCTGCAGCTGCATTATAAACCCGTTTCCCGGCAACCTCTTTTTCTGTATATGGAACATTCCCCATTAAATCTATATGGTCTGTCATCATAAGCGAACAAAGTCCATAGTTACCAACCCGGATAACGTCACCCATTGCCTTAACCCAATCCTTATTGAGTGGGTGTTCGTCAGGGTCGCACCCTATCAATACATCATCGTCTGTAGGCTTCAGAAACTTATAAACTTGCGTCCAGTTTTGCGATACTCCAATATTCTCAAACTTAACGTATGAAGAACCGAAGCGTTTTGCCAAGGCCTGAAGCTTTTTGCTGTTACGGTGTTTTGCTGCACGGATATCAGCCGGGATTACGTTACCTACTTCGAGCGGAAATTCAAGATCAACAACTAAGTGCCGGAAAGTTTCTGGCTTGTTTTGCTGATAAAGAAGGGTCATAATCTTTTCTATTTCTGAAGTAAGATTATAACCAAGAGTGAAACATAAATTTCTCATAAATTATAGTTTTAAAATGACCAGCCAAGGCCAATATTTGATTCGTTTCTCCAAAGTCATATCCGAACTCCAAGCTAAAGCCAAAGTCAACCGTTATTCCGGTTCCTATTTCAAATGACAATGATTGAAGCTTACTTGAACTAATCTCCTTTACTTGCCGACTATCGAAATTATGATAAGATACCCCGGCATAAAGAAAGTTCCGTGCTCGATCTTCTTCAATAGTTTTTACAATTACTCCGGCTGCAAATTTATAGTGAACTGATTTTGACATTCCGGCAAGCCAGTATTTCCCTCTGGATGTTGAACCATATGCGCCTAGTCTGTTTATAATATAGTGATCGTACCTAACCCCCAGCCCATTATCACCTACTTGATAAAGGCCATAAATTGAATTTAACAAAGGTCTTCGCCATACTTTATTAACATTCCCTGATCCTAAATGATTCTTTCCACAATCATCCTGACCATACCCGGATAAGGTTATTAACAAAGTTATGAACAGTAAGATTGTTTTCATTTCCCCGGTAATTGATCGTCTTTTGCAGTGAATATTCCTTTAGTATCATAGTCAACAAAGTCCTGACAAAGTGTTCCGGCAATAGGTCTGCCTGAACCGATCCACATTTCAGCGTTAAAGCGATCTTTGAGATTCATTGAACTTACCGGAACGCAAAGTTTAACGTATTCAGCTTTAAACCAGAAGAAATTACCAGAATAATGTAAAGGCCAATTCCTGTGAACTATTTTCACTCCACAGGTTTCGTGACCCATGTCAAGCATCTTTACATCGTCTTTCCACCGTGTAATAATATAGTGGTTCATATAATCTCTCCAATACTTTCCCCCTTCATGTCCCGGCCAAGAAACTCCTTTTGAGTGAATGTAAAAGCCGTAAAAGGTAGTTCCCCTATCGCAAACGTCCTTTATAAATCGCAAAGACAGAAATTCATATTCGGAAGCATTGGAACTCCAAGCCGCAAACTGTAATTTGGTAATCGGCTTTATGATTTCCTTCAGATGTTCCATGTTCTGTTCTGTTCCAATACAGCAAATATTGGCACAGCGCATTTCATTGTAAAGGCCAGAGTCAGACATTAACTTGATCTGTTCCATTAAAATCTCCTCCCATTCATTTACCATATAAACATGAATGAACCCTACAATAAAGCTTCTCGGTGCTGCCATAATTTTCTTTTTACAAATTTAAACCCACCAATAGTGATCTCCTCGGGGAATAACTGATGAATAACTGTCTTCTTGGCAATCTTAATAAAATTAGTTGGCATTTCTTCAATATTCGAAAATAGATGACATATATATTCTCCGTGAACACGAAAACGAAATGGGTATAACTTATTGTCAACCGTATAGTAAGAAAGATTATGTATTACAACGCTGGCCTTTTCAGATTCTCCTGTAAATAAGACCTCATAGTCTTTATTAGACTGTCTGTGTAAGTCTCCACAGAAATTTACATTGTCTGCGATAAAAGTAAAAAACGGCCGAATCAAAACGTCCATATCATCTTTCCAAATCGTTCTCGGCTCAGTCCAGCTTGCGCCAGACAGGTGCGCAACGTAATAATGAATCGGGAAGTTTTCAACACGATATCCACGCTGTTTTGCATCTTGCATATTGTAAACAAGCGGTGCGCCGTGTTCCACAAAAGGCCTCATTGGTAAATACAGGTCCCTGTTAATCATTGAACAGGAAGGGTGAGTGTACCTTAGAATATCATTGTCGTCTTTTGGTGGAGAACAGCCGTCGCCGGAGTCTGAAACAAGCATTAATGTACCAATGGTATAAATAGGATTTAAACCTTCTTCTGATGCCTTAATTGCCCACAGCATTTGTTCAATCCATCCACCGCGCTTAATAATAATATCATTATCACAAAGCAAAACGTACCTCGTTTTGATAAAGTGTCTGATCCCTTCATCAAGCATTGTCCCGTGTCCGTTTCTCCCCTCCCTCTCCCAGAGCCTTATATTTGGATAAGTAGCTGCCAGATAGTGAACATAATTAAGCGATTCATCAATAGAACCACCGTCAATTATTAGAATTGGAATATCAGGGTAAAAGCGAAGAAGGGATTCAAGACAAAGTTTTGTGACGTCTGCCGTGTCCCTTTCACACATGATTACTGTAATGTCCTTTTTAATCCATTCGTTTCTATGGAAGTCGCCGTAATCCCATGTGGGACGTATCATTTCAGATTGTTCCATTTTACAGGAGGCTTTTGATTATATCTTCCCGGAGCTTATTAACCTCGCTTAACATCAGATTGCCACGAATATAATCGGCAGCCGCTTTCAGGTCTTTTGAATAGTCATACCCTTCGGCAATGGTACTTATTGCGGCAGAAAATTCCGCTTCGTTACTGTATTTTAAGACTCCCGGAACCTGCCAGTCCTCCCAATCAGGAGCTATGCAAACAGCACCAAAATAAGAAGCTTCAATCCAAGCAATATTTGACTTACAATGATTGAACAGGTTATCATACAATGGAACCGTAAAGGCTGCAGGAGCCATTTTTAAGACGTTTTTATGATAATGAATCACGTCTTGTGGATCAAGATGAAAGAAATTACTCGATCGATCAAGATACCATGGCATGAATCCCATGAACAGAAAGTGCCAGTCTTTATATGCCTTCATCGCTTTGTTGTAAGCGTTTCCCATTGACATAATATCGTAAATATGGGATTCTCCACCCCTCCACATGAATAACCGTTGACGCTGCGGTTGAAATACTGTTTTTTTGAATATAAAATCATTAAAGGCATTAGGGATTACCCGGATATCCTTATTGTATTCCTTGAAAGCTTCCTTTAATGGTTTTGTTGATACAGAAACGATATCTGCACCTTTCAATAAGGCTTTGATGTTTTCCCGTGTATGTGGATCATAAGTCGCTGAATGATGATTGTCTGCCGGGACTCCCAGTAAATAGTCGTCATAGTCAACCCAAAGAGGAATACCTAAGTCTTTACAGTAATCCATCAGGCTTACCATGTCATCCAAATACGGACGCTGCAACATAATAAGATCATAAAGGAGAAGATTCTGCCAATGCAGAATAATTTGGTCTGGCTGTCTTATATCGATTTCGATATCCATTCGCTTTTTTAAGTCGGGTGCGATTCCCCCGGAACGATAAAAACTAGGTGAATCAGTTCTGCTGGGTGTTAAGATTAGAATTTTGACCATTATTATTTTGGGTTTGGTTTGCATTATCAATGCTATTCTTTTGCATTAAGGAAGCTAATTTACTTTCCTGTTGAGCTTGTTTGTCGGCCTCTCCGGTTATCCGTTCCATTTCGCTTTCCGAATCTGCCACGTATGGGTTTTGCTCGACCGCTGATTCCTGACTTATTATCCCGGATGTAAGCGCAATAGAAAGGTTACTGATAACCTCCGTTTCATTCATAGGTAAGTAGGGAGTTATTACTGGCTTTAGCTGCACTTGCAACGATGCCGCTTTGAGGCTTGTATCAACTATCTTACCTATTGCGGCCTTCAGTAAATTCAACCTTCGCTGTAAGCCGGTTCCGAAGATTTCCTCCTTACTCTTTACTGCCATATGTGCGTCAAGAAATAATAGCTTCAAGGCAATCCCGGAAATTGCACCCATCCCTTTCATTTCGCTGAAAGTAATATTCGGTGTCTGACTCATTGTGTAAATAAACCTTTCAAGGTTTTCCTGCTCCATCTTTACGGACGCTGGTTCTGACGACAATGCCAGATAATTTGCCTGTGCTCCGTTTTCAAGTTCCAGAATCTTACCTTGCTCACCTTTAGCTGCAAACCCCTGAACCTTCCCGGATACTGTTAATATTGGATTACCAAAATAATCATTTGTGTCAGCATGATTTGATATAACCATTTCAAACCGCTCAATCATACTTTGAACCTTTGCCCATTCAGGCTGTGGCTGGGTGTAGTAAATTATCATTATTTTCCCAACAGGATTAGGAATTGGATTAATATTTGGGTTTAACTGGTCATCAAGAATCCATTTGGTATCTCGCTGAATCCACTTATATTCAAGGTCTTTTGTGTAAATGTCATAGTGGTTAATATCAACCCCGTCAATATTCCTGAGTTTGTATTCTCTTGCAAAGGCAATCAAATCACCTACTTCGTCAAAAAGCGGCCAAAGGCGATCGCCCAGATCAGGTGATAATACCTTCATACGCAAAGTATATTGGCCTTTTATATCCGGGTCTGTATTGGGCACGAAATACCATATTTCAGCACACTCCATTTCAGACATCATCCTTCTGGCAAGCTCTTTGTTTTTATAGTCACACTTATTGTCATTTTGAATACGATCAACCATTTCCAGCAATGCCTTTTCTTCTTCTGTGTCTTTCGAGAAAAGGATATCAGTTGTGACGGGATCGCTTAACATAAAGCCAACCCTGCGATTAACAATTAGTTCCTGAAAGGGAATCCCAACCCTCGCAACATCAACCAATGTGAGTTTGTAAACAGGCTCTCCGTTTTTATCTGTTTCTGTTGTAGGTGCATTTACGATTTTCATTTTCCGCATCTGCGGATCAAATACGTTATGCTGTTCAACCTTATATTGAGCAATAGTTTCAACCTGATACTGCTCTCCGGTTTTGTCTCTTTTTGTTACTGCTTCCGTGCCGATAATACTCACTGTTTGGTTAAAGGCCACCTTCTGATTTGAAAATGTCTCTTTTATCTTATTCAAGTCATCCGACTTAATAATATCATCATAGGTTAAGTTTGCCATATTAAGATTTTTTTGCGTGCTGCCGTTGACGGGATTTTGCAGCCTTGATAGCTGCGGCTTTTGATGAGTGCCGGCTGACTATTTTGCCTCTGCTGTTTTTCACAACTGCCTTGCCGCCGGAAGTTCCTACTTTTGCAACCCTTCTGAATTTTGCCATTGGTTATTAAGGTTTTTGGTTGAACAAATTTAGACTAATCAAAATTAGAAAACAAATAATTAGCGAAGCATCCCTGCCAAGTCTGTAATACTAACTCCCTTTTGTGTATCTCCCGGATAGAATGTATTGGCCAACGCATCAAATAAGTCTGGCGATCTACCAAGCCTTTCTTTCATCTTTTCCTTTGGCTCAATTATAATCTTTCCATTACTCTGAATCATATATCGAATTTCCAGAATTTCTTCAATAAGCGATTTTTCAGGTGGAAGACAAGCCGTTGAATCAAAAGCCGGGTTCAGCCAATCCCGGACTGCCCAATATAGATAAGCTTTCATATTTGCAAAGGAATACTGCTGTGTATAGTCAGAAAGTCCTTCTGCTCCCTCGCTGAACTTACAGGAAAAGACTTGCCGCTTTTTGCCAAGTTCCATTAGCCGTGAGAATACCCCGGCACCTTCCCCGATAGTATCAATGAAAGCCAGCGCCTTTTTGTCAAGTGCGTTCAATACCATCCCGGCAACTTTCATATGATCTGCCTCACCTCCCGATTGGTGGCGATCGAAATTAACAACAAAGTCTTCAAACCTGTGACAAAGTACCGACGCATCCCTTCCCATCCCTGCGATATCAACACCTATTCGCCTATGACCCGTTAGTACCAACCCTTCATCTTTGCGCTTCTGCCAGCGTTCCATTGCAAGCTCGACCCATCTGTAAGGTATAAGTACATCCTCTGATGTTTCCGGGAACATTCCACGAACCTTAACTCTGAATAAGTCATTTGGCCTGTACAATCCACCTTCCCATTCAAAATCTCCAAGCCCTTCGTTAAAGTCATCTTCCTGAATAGGATTACACCAAGTCGCAACCTTATCTTTCACCCATTCATAGTCTACTTGCCCCGGATAAATAGTTTTCTTCTGAAGCACATTGGGAGCGTTAAGGTCATCAAGCCTGAAAGAATGAAACCTGGGAGAAGCCATTGCCCTTGCAGCATACCCGATAAGGCTGTTAGGGTTGAATACGATAAGGAGTTTTGAATTACTCTGTAGGTTTCCTTCGATAGCTGCGAACGTAGTTTCTGAAAGGCCGGAAGCTTCAGTTACGATAAACATTGTATTGACGGCATGAAAGCCTGACCATACTTCCGTTTGATTATCTTCCGCCTTGAATCCTGTTAAGAACCATTCCGGGTATTTTGTCCTTATGTCGAAGGAAACTAATCGGCCAGTCAGGAATTTTGCAGCTTTGAATTGCCGAGTTAACTCCGGGTACATTATATTTCCGACTTGTCTTCCTGTCGGTGCTGTCATTGCCACTTTTGTATTAGCAATAAGTTCCTTACCTCGAAATACAGGAGTTAAATACATAAAGCAAAGTGCCGCAGTGGCTGCAACATAGTCCTTCCCTCGAGCAGTCCCGGAAGCAACCGCAATCATCTTTTCTGTTTGGCACGCATAGAGTATTTCCTGCTGGTGTGGATCGAGCCTTGCTTTTAAGGCTTCAAATGCAAAAGAGTTCCAGTCCCCTCTCCAGCGACTATAACAGTCCTTCTTAAATTCTTCAAGTGTCATTTGGAGTCGGGTTTACCGTCCGGGTTGTAGTTTTGCATTAGTTCCAAGAAAGGATCGACAACGGCAAATTCCGACCGTTCAATATACCCTCGCTTTTTGCCTTTGGTTTTCAGGAAGAAGATAGTGGAAGA